AGTATATAGAATTACACCTTTGGAATCTGATTTCACTGAAATAGCAATTACTGATGACCCAGCAATTGAAGAATATTTTTTGAAATTTAATGCTGAAGAAATTAAAATTCAATTTAATAATGATAAACAAATCATCACTGGACCAGTAATGATTCCAAATAAATTAATATATCGCAATGATTCTATAGGTGAAAGATTTGTAATATACGATGAAGAAGGTATTAGAGCAGCTGCATCTGCATTTTTTAAAAATGGTTTAAAATTTAATTCAGAACATTCTACTAATATATTACCAATTGAAATTATTGAATCATATTTTGCTACTGAAGTAAATACATATAATGTACCATCTGGTTCTTGGATTGTTTCTGCTAAGGTAACTGATTCTAATTTATGGGCTAAATTAAAAGAAAATAATATGGGATTTTCATTCCAATCATTATTTTCTAACGAATTAATCGGAACAAAATTAATAAATTTTAATAAAAACGAAAAAATGGATTTAAAAGAAAAACTACAAGCTGCTATAAATGCAGTTTTATTTGGTGAATCGCCTAAAGAATCACCTAAAGAATCAGCTCAAGAAGCACCTAAAGAAGCACAAGTTACGGTTGAAATGTCGGCTAAAAAACCAGTACCAGCTGAAGTACCAGCCGAAGAACCAATCAATGAAACACCTGCTGAACCAGCTGATTCTACTGAGCCAATGACAGAAGATGAGATACAGTCAATGATAGATGCATCTATTGTGACTGCTACCGAATCTATTTTGAATGCTTGTAAGGATATGATTAACAACAGTTTAGGCGAAACCAATACAGCAATGTCTGCAATGTCGAAAAAGTTGGAAGAATTTAGCAAACAAACTTTATCACAACCTATTACAGAAACAGTTGTTAATACTGTAAAATTAAACAACGAATACAGTTATTTATCAGGGATTAACAAATAAAAAAAAATAATAAAATAAACAATTAAAAAAATTAAAAATTATGAGCTTTGACAAATCAGCTGTTGCAGGATATGTAGCAGCAAACGAAAAAGTCCTTGTAGCCAAGGCAATTTTGAAATCAAAAACTGCTGGACTAGTTAGTTTCCAACCAGGTGTTAAAGGTTCTGCTCAGTTGAATTTACTTAACGCTTCATCAACATTGCAAGCTGGCGGTTGTGGATGGACTCCAGCTGGAACAACAACTTTAACAAAAAGAAATATTGTTACTGGACAATTTAAAGTTAATCAAGATTTATGTGAAGACGACCTTATTGGTACTTTCGCTGAATGGGGTGTGCAAGTTGCAGTTGGAAAAACAACTCTTCCTTTCGAACAAATGTTAATTGACGAAAATTTAGCTTCAATTCAAAAACAAGTTGAAACATTGGTATGGAAAGGTGATACTACTGGTGCAACTGGTACTTACTTGGATATTACTGATGGATTCATTAAAATTATTGGTGCTGCTTCTGGTGTAATTGATGCAACTGAAAATGGTATATCTTTAGCTACTAGCCCAGTAGAAGCTATTAATGCAATTGTGTCTAAAATTCCTAATGAAATCATTGATGCTACAGATTTGACTATTTTTGCAGGTTATGAAGTTGTAAGAAAATATATTTCTGATTTTAATGATTCAAATTCATATCATTTTGCGCTTGAATTAACTCCAAATTTGGAAGTGATTATTCCAGGTACTTCAATTAAATTAATCGGTGTTGCTGGTTTGAATAATACAAATAAAGCATATGCTTCTACCTTATCCAACTTCTATGTAGGCGGTGATGTTGAGGGCGATGAAAGTAAATATAAATTCTGGTATTCAGAAGATAATAGTACTTTCAGATTGAAAGTTGAATTTAATCTAGGTATGCAAATTGCTTTTCCTGACTTTGTAGTTAAATATATCGGATAAAAATAAATAGTGAGAGTTGAAATATACTCTCACATATTTTGATTAATAAAAAAAATAAAATAATAAATTAAAAATATATAAAATTATGGCTTGTTCAAGTGCAACACTTTCAGGTATCGCTTTAGATTGTGGCAATACTGGTGGTCTTAAAAAAATTTATATCGCAAACATATCTGATGTATCTAGCATCGTAGTTGATGATAGTGGTGAAATAACAACCCTAGCGATGGACGCTGGGAAAACATTCAAAAGTTACTCGTTCAGAAAAGGTAACGCATCTTTCACTGTTACAGGTGCTAGAGATGAAAAAAATGGAACGTATTTTGCGAAAACAACTATCAATATCCAATTTAACAAAATGGAGAAAACAAAACGTGCTGAAATGGTACAATTAGTTCGTGCTAATGCTTATGTGATTATATTAGATAATAATGGAACATATTGGTTCGTTGGTAAAGACTCTTATGTGGCTGCTACAGCTGGAAACGGTCAGTCAGGAGCAGGTATGAATGAAGGTAACTTCTATTCTTTAACCTTGGAGTCTGAAACTGTTGAATTACCAAATACAATAGCTCCTGGTGTGGTAACCATCAGTGTAGTAGATTCTTTGTAATTAAAAAGATTGTCTATTTGTTAAAGGTTGGTGGTACTAATACTACCAGCCTTTTTTTATTTTACAAAATAAATAAATATTATATATAAATATATGATATACATAAAAAATAAAGAGAATAATACAATTACTACTGATGTTTGGGTAGATTTCATACCAACTAATGTTGCAATATATATTGATGACACGTATATTGGAACTTATAAGAATGAATCAACAAAAAAAGAGTATATTGTTGTAACTATTCCATCATCCGATTTAATTTCAAATAAAATTGAAAATAAAGAATATAATTTAAAATTTGTTAATAAAGATGATGGGAATATGATTAAAATTGAATTAGTGGTTGTAAAGAGTAATGTTATAACTAATTCTAATTCAGTTGTTAATAACAAAAAAATAAAATTTTATGAATAAAGAAAAAAAACATTCTGTATTAAGTTTTATTAACTTTGCAGTTGAAAAAATGCAATATATAATCAACCCTAATGAAAAATTTATAAAATGGGGTGCTGATAATTTACTTCCATTTCAATATCTTGATTTATATAGTGGAGTTCCTGAGCACACAAGCTCAATTGACTTTATCGTTTCTTTAATTTTAGGAGAAGGTTTAAATAATGTTAAAATTGATTATTGGTTAGCCAAAAAGTTAGTTAGTGATTTTATTATTTTTGGCGGATTTACTTTACAAGTGATGAAAACTAGGGGTGGTGACTTTATGTTAAGTTATGTTGACATATCCAAATGTCGATTTAATATAGACAAGACCAAAATTGGTTACGCAGCAGAAGGTTGGGACAAATACCGCCAAGAATATTCTTGGTATAATATCACAACAGATTCAAAAACAGAAGGTATTTATATATATAAAAATAGTAATTCAAGAGATGTATATCCAACTCCATACTATAATTCATCTATTACTGCTTTGCAGACAATGGAACATATAAGCAATTATCACCTTAATAACGCTGCTAATGGGTTTTCTCCATCCGTTGTCATTAATTTCAATAATGGGATACCTGATGATGCCACTCAAAAGAGCATAGAAAAAGGAATTAAAGACAAATTTTCTGGTGATAATGGACAAAAATTCATATTATCGTTCAATGAATCGCCAGATACTAAAACAACAATCGAAAAATTGGATGGTGACAATTTGGATGAAAGATTTGAAACTCTCCAAAAATTCATACAGAACAAGATTATTATCGGTCACAAAATTACATCTCCTGCTCTTATCGGGATTCCTGATACTACTAAAGGATTTTCCAAAACTGAATTCCAAGAAGCTATGGATATATTCACACAGGTTGTGATTAATGGGTTTAGACGTGAATTGGAATATGTTTTCTCAATTATTTTGGGTGAGACAGTTAAATTCGTAAATATACCACCTGACCCTAACGCTATAAAAACAATTACAAGGGAAGAAACACTTGTGCCTTCAGTTCAACAAGTCACAGTTCAAAAAAATGAAATACCACTAAATACGGGAGGAAAATAATATGGATGCTAATAAAATATATTTAATAAGTTTAACAACATTAAAAAATGATTACCCATTTGACGACAATCTTGAAGAT